GAGTTCTGGAAATTGTATCAAGAGCATTGGTGTGAACATAAACCATCTGTTACCATAACCGTAAAGGAGGAGGAGTGGATTGAAGTTGGTGCATGGGTCTACAAGAATTTTGATATGATTTCTGGAATCTCTTTTTTACCATATGCAGATCATTCTTATCAACAAGCACCATATCAGGAATGTGATGAAAAACAATATAATGAAATGAGGAAAAAAATGCCTGATAATATTGATTGGAATGAATTGTCTAAATACGAACAAGAAGATCATACAAGAGGTTCACAAGAATATGCTTGTACTGGTGATAAGTGTGAAATTGTCGATCTTCAAGCAGAGAATTAAATGGTAGAAATAATAGATAATTTTTTAAGTGAAAAAGATTTTTTACATATACAAGAAGTTATGATGGGTTCATATTTTCCTTGGTATTATAATAGTTCAACAGTATATCTTGGTGATGATTCGCATGATTGGATTACACCACAACAAAAATTTGATTTTGATGATTTTCAATTTATTCATAATTTTTATTCATTAAATAGTAATTTTGGTTATCAAGATATATGTAGTCCTCATGCAGAATTGATTCATCCTATTTTAAAAAAATTAAATAGTTTTAGTTTATTAAGAGCCAAAGCTAATTTAAGAACTATATATAAAGAGAACCAAGATAATCATCCAATTTATTATCATAGAGATTATGAAGTTGATTGTAATACTGCCATTTTTTATATTAATACTAATAATGGTTATACGATTTTTAAAGATACGAAACAGAAAATAGAATGTGTTGCTAATAGAATGATTAAGTTTGATGGTAAATTAGAACATGCTGGTATAAGTTCTACTGATAAAAAACAACGTATTGTTATTAATTTTAATTACTTTTAAATAAATATGAATTATCATTTTCCTTATTGGGGTCCTTTTCTTTGTAGACTAAAAGTAGAACAAGAATTTGTAAATATATTATTAGAAAAAGGTAATGAAAGTAGAGAGAAAAAATTAGATCATAGAAGTTCCTTAGCTGGTGCAATAGATAATTCGTATTACTATAAAAACTATGAAGAATGGTTTAAACCAAGATTAGATGAATATATTAATATATATATAAAAGGAGCAAAGGATTATGTTAATACAGCTTTTAAATCTTTGCCAGATAGTTGGGATTTAGATGGTTTATGGATTAATTATCAGAAGGCTTATGAATATAATCCGCCACATTACCATTCAGGAGATTTATCATTTGTAATATATTTGCAAGTGCCGGACGAGATAAAAAAAGAAAATATACAAATGAAAGGGGTTCATAATAATCTCGGTCCGGGTATGATAGAGTTTGATTACGGTGCAGATTTACCTTTTAATATTAGTAGTTTTTCTTATTTACCAGACGTAGGTGATCTATTTATTTTTCCAGCCTGGCTTAAGCATCATGTTTTTGCTTTTAAATCAGATGTAGAGAGGATTTCTGTATCAGGTAATATTAATTTCAAATATAAAGAGAATTGATATGGATGAAGTAGAAAAAAGATTTGCTTGTGATGAATGTGGTCATTCGTTTGTTATGGAATGTGAAGAAGATATGATACCAAAATTTTGTCCTTTTTGTTCACAACCAGTTTTTGTAACTGATGAAACTCGTATAGAATGGGATGAGGATAACGATCATTATCCTTTCGGAGATTAATGGTAAGTAAATCAAAAGCAAAAGGAAAAAGTTGGGAAAGAGATGTATGTAATTTTTTGTCAGAGTTGTACCATGATTCGTTCATAAGAGTACCTAATAGTGGAGCTTATGTTGGTGGAAAAAATGAATATAGACGAGATTATCTTACAGAGGAACAAATAAAATTATCCAGAGGTGATATTATACCACCTGTTAATTTTCCTTATTTTCTTGCAGAATGTAAAAATTATGCAGACTTTCCATTTCATCAATTGCTTGCAAAAACATCTATTGCACAATTAGATAATTGGATAGATCAAGTTGAACATGATGTTACTTCTGATGATGATTTGTGGTTATTGTTTATTAAGATTACTAGAAAAGGAACATATGTTTTGTTTAATAGAAACATATATGATCCTTATGTTCATAATAATATATCAGCAAATTTACCATATGGTGCAAAATATAAAAATTATTGGTTTACTGAAATGAAATATTTTTTTAATATTCATAAAGATAATCTTGAAGTGAGGTGGAAGAATGGCAGAAAGGCCGAAGAAGATTAATATAGCATTTAATGGTTTTGGTAGAATCGGCAGAACATTAGTTCGTAAATTAATAAAAGATGATAGATATAATATTGTTGCTATTAATGCAAGAGCAACAGTTGATGTACGAGCTCACTTGTTTAAGTATGATTCAGTTCATGGTAAGTATCCGGGTGAAGTTAATTATGAATTAGATAACTTGATTATTGATGGACATTCAATTCCAAATTTTGATAGAAAAACTCCAGCCAAACTTCCTTGGGGTGAATTAGATGTTGATTTTGTTATTGACTCTACTGGACAATTCACAAACAAACATGATCTTGAACAACACACAGAAGCTGGTGCAAAGAATGTTATTGTAACATCACCAGCAAAAGAAGTTGATGCAACATTAGTTTATGGAGTGAACGAAGGTAGTTATAAAGTTCAAGAGACAAATATTATTTCTGCATCATCTTGTACGACTACTTGTTTAACACCAATTTTAAAAGTATTGTTAAAAAATTATGGTATCAAACATGGTACAATGACAACAGTTCATTCTTTTACTATGGGTCAAGGCTTATTAGATTCTTCTAATCCAGATTTACGAAGAGCAAGAGCTGCAACCATGTCGATTATTCCGACAACAACAGGAGCTGCAAAAAATGTTGGTCTTGTTATACCAGAATTAGAAGGTAAGTTGGATGGGCTTGCTATTAGAGTTCCAGTACCAAATGTATCTCTTTTAGATTTGTCGGTTGAGTTAGAAACAGATACTACTATGGATGATATTATTGAAGTATTTGAGAAAGAAAAAAAATTACATGGTATATTATGTGTTTGTTATGAACCTTTAGTTTCGGTGGATTTTATTGGTGATTCTTGTTCTGCTATAGTTGATTCTCTCTCCTCTAAAATGGTTAATAAAAGATTATTAAAACTCCTCGCTTTTTATGATAATGAATATGGCTATTGTTGTAGAGTACTAGATTTATTGCAATATATTGCCAAGAAACTTCCATCGCCCAAAGACCAGTAAACAAAGGGTTTGTAAGTCCTTTGTTTGCAATAACTTACAGATATTCGTTTAAATCCTTTAAAAACAACAAGTTACATGCGATATTGTTCCTTGTGATATGCCATCTATTTTGATATAATAGTAGTGTAATTAATAATAGAAAAGGTATTATATGAAATATGTTCTTTATATTATGTTGACGGTTTTATTAGAATCAGGTGAACCACTTAAACAAGAATTTACATTATCTTTTGATGATAATAAAAAATGTACTGAATTTAAAAAGGTGGTTGATGTTGGTTTAGCTTTTTTTCGTTTAGCAGAAGAGGAGTTAAATTTTGTTGCTTATATTGATGGGTGTAAAAAAGTAGACACATTTGAAAAGAAAGGAATTTAAAATGAGTATTTGGGAAGATGAATTTGAAGATTATGAAATGGATAAAGCAGATTTTGAATCTTGGCTAGATTCTTTAGAAGGTGAAGGAACTGATGAAGAAAAGTATAATCGTTATATGCAAGAACAGAAACACGCTTACGAAAAAGAAAAAGGAAAGTATACCGATTCTGAATATGAAAAATGGTTGGATAAAAATGTTGACGATATGGCAGAACAACAAGGTAATCCAGAATATCCGGAGTGGATGATAACTACTCCTAACTATACAATGATTGTATCAAATAATTGAGGTGTTATGCTTAGTTGGTTAAAAGATGATTGGCAGAATAATCGGTTTCGACTATTTTGTGAAACGATTGGTTCATTATGTTTTATTAGTATATATGTTTTAATGGCATGGTATGGTGATGCTGTTTCAGTTTTTACAATATTTCTTGTTCAAATTGTTGGTTCATCATTACATATTATTAATGCATATCTAAGAAATAGTGTTAATTTAATTGTGTTGAATGTAATAGTTATTGCAATAGCAATTTTTGGAATTGGGAGGATGTTTTTATAATGGCAACAAAAGTAAAACAAATTTATGATATTATGTTATGTGATGATGGTGTTGCAAGAGCTGTACCAGTAGTTAATGGTGTGAAACAAGATCCTTCTTTAAAAGAAAAGCAAGATGATTCTGAAAAAAAAGAGGACGAAAAAAAATCTCAACCAAAAATCAGTATTCAGGATCGTATGCAAGGTAAAGTGGAAGAATTTATTTCAGAACTTGAAGGTAAAGTGGATGATTATATAGATAGTAATTATAAGTTGAAGTATGATGCATATAATCATTTATTGGAAATTGGTTGTAAAGCTGCACACGCAAGAAAGTTAAAACCATTTTATGTAGATTGTTATAATGAATTAGTGGATGTTTATAATAAAGATGATGAATATTATATGGAAGCATGGAGTCATCTTAAACCAGCCTATCATAAAAAGATGATGGATTTTTATGGAACTATCGTTGACGATTTGGATAGAATTATTAAAAATTCTACTGCACAAAGAAAACCACGAAAAAAGAAAACAGTAGCAGCTTCAAAACTTATAAAGACTTTAAAGTATCAGAAAGAATTTACTGATCTTAAATTGGTTAGTATTAATCCAGAGAAAATTATTGGTGCAAGTGAACTTTGGATTTATAATACTAGATATAAAACACTTGGTGTATACTATTCAGTTAATTCTGTTCGAGGATTGTCTGTTAAGGGTTGTACTATCCAACATTTTGATGAAGATACATCAATACAAAAAACTGCTAGAAAACCACAAGAAGTTCTTGGTGGTTTAAATAAACGCTCTTTGAAGAAGCAGTTGAAAAATATGAAAACTAAAGAGCAATCTTTGACGGGCAGAATTAATGCCCAAACTATATTATTAGGAGTATTCTGATGTTTGAAAGATTAGGTAAACTTGTATTAGCTTATATTATTTTTACGTTGTTGTTTACTGATGTTGCACATTTAAAAGATCCCAGCATAGAATTGGTTCACCAACAATGGGAAGATTTGGGTAGGTGGGGTAGAGCAGTTGCAGATTATGTAGATAATAAACTTATTCCTGCAGCTGGTGATTTAGATAATAATAAAAACTTGGCAGATGTAATTATTGAAAAAGTAACTGAGGATAAATAATGAAAAAGATAATTTTTGAGAAAAAAAATAATAGGTTTAAAGTGGTGAAGTTGGTTAATTGTCCAAGGCTTTCTTTGTTAGAAGAAAGTTATGATAAAAATGGTATGAAGTTATTACTTCTCTCTTTACCAAATACTATTGATTATGAAGTGAAAGGGGTCTAAATGAAAAGAGAAACTTTGATTAAAAACTTACAGAATAAAGTAATGAAAATTACTTTTACAAAAGTTAATGGTGAGGAACGTATTATGGATTGTACTTTGCAAGAACATATGATTCCTCAAACAAATCCAGAGAATCGCAAAGATAACGAAGAAGTCTTGCCTGTTTTTGATATTACTAAAGGTGAGTGGAGATCATTTCGTATGGATTCTATTACTAATATAGAAGCATTACATTATCAAGATTATGGGGTACTATGATTTTATTAGATTTTTCAAATATAATAGTTGGTAGTATTATGGTGGCATCTAAAATTCCTGATGAAGAAAGATTTTCAGAGGATTTTATTCGTCATTTAGTACTCAATAGTGTCAGATCATATCGTAAAAAGTATTCTGGTAAATATGGTGAAATGATTATATGTACAGACTATCTTTCTAGTTGGAGAAAGGTAGCTTTTCCATTTTATAAGGCCCATAGGAAAGTTCAGAGAGAAAAACAGGCTGAAGAAGGCATGGATTGGAGTGCATTATTTGAGACTATTGCAAAAATCACAGCAGAATTAAAGACTCATTTTCCATATAAAGTGATTCAAGTATCACACGCCGAAGGAGATGATATAATAGCTGTTTTGGCAAAATATGCAAATAATACGTTAAATGAGCCGTCTTTAATCGTTTCTAGTGATAAGGACTTTAACCAGTTGTATAAATATAAGAAAGTCAGACAATATTCTCCGATGCGTGGAAAGATGTTACAGGGTATTGATGCAGAAGCTTATTTGAAAGAGCATATTATTCGTGGTGATAAGGGTGATGGTATTCCAAATATTTGTTCAGCAGATGATTGTATTGTTGATGGTGTCAGACAGAAACCAATTTCAAAGAAAAAAGTTTCGACTTGGTTGACACAAGAACCAGAAGATTTTTGTAAGAACGGAATGATGGAAGGTTGGAATAGAAATCAAAAGATAATTGATTTTGAGTTTATTCCAGAACCAATAGCACTTGAAATATTAGAGCAGTATAATACACAATCACCTCCTAATCGTAGTGGTTTATTAAATTATTTCGTGAAGCATAGATTGAAAATGTTAATTGAACATATAGGAGATTTCTAATGGCAAGAGATGGATTTACAGAAACAATACCAGAGATTTTTAGTAAGATAGAAGAAGCTAAAACTAAAAAAGAAAAAAAAGAAATATTGGAAAAATATAAATCTGTTCCAATACTTCAACATATTTTGAGAGGCACATTTGATCCTAAGGTTGAGTGGTTAATAACAGAGCAACCAGATTTTACACCAAATGATGCACCGGTTGGTTTGAATGAGAACAATCTTTTTCAAGAGATACCAAAGTGTTCTATTTTTGTGAAGGGACATCCAGCAGGAGCTGGTGTAAAACCAGAAAGATTGAAACAGATTTTGATTCAAATATTAGAAAGTATGCATCCATCAGAATCATTTGTTTATATGGAAATGTTGAAGAAAAAAATTAAAGTAAAAGGTTTAACATCCAAATTAGTATTGGAAGTATTCCCAAATTTGTATAAAGAAAAAGGAGCATAGCAAATGGCTATAGGTATTCAATCAGATGGTAGTGTTTTGGAAACTACTGTTAGTGTTAAGTCTGGTAGAAAAAAACTCTATGACAATAAAGCAAAAGTAGTAGAGGGTTTTCGTGAAAAACACATTAAAGTTGATTTGGTTGATGAGGACGATCATTATTTTAAATTAAATTGGGATGGTGAAAAATATGTAGGTAATTTTTTTGGTACGACACTAACTTGTAATTATGAGGTGACTAGAGATTTTAAAGCAGATATTTCTGCACCAAATAGAAACGAGTCAGGTCCTACCGTTTATGCAAAACGATCAAGTGGAGGTAGACCTGATAGATATAAGTGAGAAAGGAGATTCAATGTACGTTTCAAAAGAAAATCCTGTAATTCAAGAAGTGAGAAGTTATGAAAGCAATCTTGACAGAGCTTATAAAGAAAATAGAATTGGTTACAAGCGATATATAAAAAACTTTATTCCAACAAAACATCTTATCACACGCTGGTTTAATATTTTAAACGAAGAAATCTTTAATAATGAAATTTATCCTTTCCATGAGATCGAAATAAAAAGAAAACAAGGTTGTCATGCAGAACATATTCCATTTGAAGAACATGATGGAAAGATATATGCTGTTCTTTCTATTTCTGATCGTTTTATTAATAAGAATGAATTTTTATTTACGTTAGCACATGAAATGGTGCATCAATGGCAATGGATGAATTTATATAAATCAGATCATGGTGAATCATTTTGGAAATGGAAATCAAGATTAGCAAAATTTGAAATTCCTTTAGGAGTAAGTATCTAATGCCAAATTATGTTTTTGAATGTAGTGAATGTACACATAGTTTTGAACAGTTTGAAACTATAGCTAATATGAACAAACCATTAAATGAAAAATGTCCTGATTGTGGACATAAGGGAAGTATTATTCGTCTAGTTGGTAATACACAAGTAATGGATCCTGTTAGTTTGGGTCTTAAAAAAGTACCAAAAGATTTTAATGATTTGTTATCAAATATGAACAAGAAAGTTCCGGGAGCAAACATTAGGGTAAGAGAATGA